CCCTCTAAGAATCCTAATTTGTCCCATTTGTTGATTGTGTCTTCTTTGATAACTTTCAAGTGCTTAAGACCGATGTTACCAACAAGACCTGATTCTAATAATGCTCCCATTTTAGTATTTTTTTAAGTTTTGTTTTATTTTGTTAATTTATTCATCAAATCTCTCATTCTTAAGAATTGAGGATTCTCATAAGTTTTAGACTCGATAAGATTTGTAGCAGAACCTTTAGAAGGTGATTTCTGTACTTTAGACTGAACTGATTCAGTCACAACAGAGTTTTTACCATCATATTCTTCTTTCAAAGTCTTATACAAAGTCTTAGATTCCTTAAGTGTTTCAACCGAATCAAAACGTCTTAAGATATTTATTTTTTCTTGCTTGGTTGTTGAATGTTCTGTGAATAAACGAGTAGCGTAAGCCAAGTTTGAATTAAATACAGCAACTTCATTTAACTTCTCTCTAAAGATGTTTAATGCTTTTCTGTACTCTTCGTTCTTAGCTCTTAAAGATTGAACTTCAGCCTTTAATTCACTTTCAGAAACTGTTGATACTTTTTTCTTAGGTAGACCTCTACCTGGGAAATTGTCCGAACCGTTTCCTAATGTACGTGCAGCCTCAGCAGTTTCACCAGCAGTTAAATCCATACTTTTATCTCCTGAATATGGTCTTTTACCCATAGCCTTTTCCATTCCTTTACTTTCTTTTCTTCTGTCAGTAAAAGATTGTTTCATTTTTTTGCCATGGTCTTTACCAAGAGAAATATCTAAGTCATGATTATAACCTTCGTTAGACTCTTCTTCATTCCATTCTTCATCAACCATTTCGGTTTCTTCTTCTTTTGCTCCCTCTTCATCTTCTTCCATCTCAATTTCGAAAACAACTTCACCATCTTCTTCTTCATCTATGTCTCCCATAGAATCCATTTCTGGTAATTCGTCTTCTGATTCAGTTTGGATGATGTACTCAACGTCTTCATCTTCATCACTTAAGTGAATGTTATCACCGTCTTGTTTAACAATGATTCCATCTTCGTCACCCATAGCCTTGAATACTTTCAAGATTTCTTCATCTGAAGCACCTGTTAAGTCTAAAGGAAGTAAAACTTCTTCTTCATCATCAACTTCCAAATCGTCACCAGGTAAATCTAACATCAACATGTCTTCCATGTCAACTTCTTCACCACCCTCGTCTTCATCTTCCATCTCAGAATCTTCATCCGCATCCATGTCACCCATTTCAGGTTCCATTTCAACTTCTTCTTCATCACCTACTTCAATTCCTTGTTCGGTGATGTCCGTGTTAACCATATCCTCATCTACATCAGATAATGATTCTTTTACTAATTCACTGATTTCTTCCTTCATAGTAGAAGCAAGTATTCCTTTTGCATTTTCAGTTACGGCTTCTTCCAAATTTTTCATTTGTAATAATGCCTCTTCAACCAATGATTTTTTTGTGTTGTCTGCCATTTTTTTGTTTGCGCAAATGTTTATTTTACTTAATAAATATTCTGTTTTGTAAAAAAAGTTAATTTATTAATATTGTGGCAAAAAAAAATCAGGACTTTTGGTCCTGATTTAATTAATTTTTTATTAAAATTTTATTCGTATACTTCGTCAATTTTACTTTCAGATACTGCAGTGATTCTCCAATCATATGAAAAACCTTTAAATTTTCCAGTAACTTTAGCTTCAACGTCAGTCACATTAAAACCTTTTACAAGTTTCTCTTCTCTAATTTTCTTGATTTTACCACTGTTCTCATCAGGTAAATCATACTGAATTTTTGCTACAAAATATTTTTCGTCCATAATTTAAGTTTTTTTTAATACCCTAAATAATCGGACAATTTCTTCATTAAGTCAAGCGATTTGTTTAAACCTTTTCCACCATCTATTCTTGGCTCTTGAGCTCTTAACTTAGTTTCCTCTTCTAAATTCTCATCGTATCTGTTTTTATCATCCTTATTTAAGAACAAATATGCACCTGGTGTTGATGGTGATGATACCAAATCAAAACAGATTAATTCAAAATCGTCTTGAACTTCATTTCTTTCACCTTTCTTAACCAATGAACCTACACCACGAGATGAAACACCCATTGTTACACCTTGTCTCATTAGGTTTGCCGCCATATCACCAGGACATGAAACAACACCTCTTTCGTGGAAACCGGGTGAGGTTAATAATTTAATCTTTCCCATCAATGTATTACCTTCCCACCACATGTCGGTAATAAGGTGTGATACACGGTCCAAATCAATTAATGATGATTCAGGATGATTTAATTCAGATATTGACAATCCTTTTTCAATTGCCTTTTTATAATTTTCAACTTCTCTACGTAAAATCGGTTCAGGGTAAATACGACCGTTTCTGTTTGGTGTGTCATATTTTTGAAGAACGGCATAAAATACAAATGGCTTAGAGTGGTCTAATTGTCCGTATGATTCTTTAATTACTTCAGCATTTCTTGAATCTTGTGGTGACACATACCCAGCATCCCATTCTACTAATATTCCTTTACCTGTATCTTGTGGTCCTAATATTCTCATGAGTTTTATTTTATAAATATGCTATGTTACTCAAATAAGTGTAAAACAACATTGTATTCATCAAATTCCTTTTCGAATGCCCTTTTAACCATTCTATCTAAACTTTTACCTATAAATATTTTTAGTGATGTTGCTAATGGTAAATCATCACTAGTCCACTCATCATACAACGCATAATTTATTGCAAAATCTGTAACATCTTTTTTATTAAAAATAACCTTATCTATTGTTGCTTCAATTGAAGGGTCATCCATATCACCTGTCAATTTAATATTCTTTAAATAAATTTTTAAAGAACCTGTTTCATAAACTTTGTTCTTATCTATGAAATTATTTAAAGCATCTAAAGAATTTTTTTCTTCTTTAAGATGCTTTTTAAATTTTTTTAATTGTTCTTCGGTTATTAATATATTCACGATAGAATTTTACAATAAATATTAAACCTTTTTGGTTTTACTTTTTGATAATGTAAAATATGTGGAATTATACAACTCGTCCTTATATACTGACGTTACTATTGTTTTTATTTTATCTCTTAAAATTAGTGATTTAAAATCTTGATTTTTATCTTTTAAAAATAGAGTTATTTCTAAATTCATAAATGACCTCTTATCCATTTGTATTCCGCTAGTCCTTAAATCTAAATCAACTATTGAATGTTTTTCAAATGTTATCAAATCAACACTTTCTAATAAATTATGTTGAATTTGTCTTTTTAAATTACCCGTTACTCTATCCCAATTTTGTACTTCTTTTTTTGGTTCAACCCATGATTGAATAACTATATAAATTGTTTTTAATTCTTTAGAATCTACTGTACCATAATAACATTTAGCATTTTCAAAAACATTTAACTTAGATGTTTTACCTTTTTTCATTAATTTTCATATTACTCTTCGTTTATTTTTATAAATTATAAAACAATTTTAGCTCTAAGTCAAAACTTGACTACAATGAATATATTTATTATCATAATATTAATATATGATAGTAATACAGGTAGGAAAAAACGAATCTATTGATAGAGCCCTTAAACGTTATAAGTATAAGGTCATCAAAACCAAACAAATGGAAGAGGTTCGTAACCGTCAAGAATTTAAAAAGAAGTGTACGGTAAAAAGAGAAAAAATCAAAAAAGCCAAATACGTTCAACAATTAAAGGACAGTCTAAAAGACTAAAAACAAAAAAAGGTGTCGAAAGACACCTTTTTATTTTTAAAGAAAATTTATATTACTTATTAAACTTAGACATAACCCAAGCTTTCAAGATATCCCAATTGCGTGTTGCAAATACACCAAATGAAAATCCAGCCCAAATTTTGTATCCCATAATCCAAAGTACTAAACCAACTAGAAGTCCTAATACACCTTCTACTCCGTTAGATACAACCCAGTTCTTACATACTGAATAAATTTTCTTAATAAATTCTAAAACTTTTTTCATAATCCTTCATTTAATTGTTTAAGTTTATAAAGTGATAATAAATCACTTTGTGATTCAGAAATTTTGTTTATTGTTAATCCTATTTTTTCTTTGATTTCTGAATCGTTAGTTTCGTTTAAATTTGAATTTAATTTATTTAATACAGATTCTTTTAATTCTTCAAATTTAACCTTTACCTCATCTTTAGACAATGACAATAAATTTTTTAATTCTTCTTTTTCAGATTCATTAATATTCTCATATTCTTTATTGAAAGAATTAGATGCAATTTTTAACATTGACGACAATGGTATATTAATTGACTCTTTTACCACTTTAGACTCTTTTGTTGAAACAATAACATTCTTAATATTCTTCTTAGATTCTAATACACTTTCTAAATTCTTAATTGACTTGTTATTATAAACCACATTATCAATATCTGAGTAATTGTTCATATCATCTTTAATGATTGTATCAATCCATTCAGACAATGATTTAATTTCATTATTACTCTTTTCAATTAATGATTGTAATTGTTCAATAGACTCATTAACATACTCTGTGGCAATTTCCTTATCAATACCTTTTTTAGATGATAAATCATCATAAATGTAATATATGTTTGATAAGTTTTTATTTTCCAAAACTTTTGTTTTGAAGTTCTTAAGATGTGACTTAAACCCTTCTTTACCGTAGAGTTTAGCCATAGACTCTTCAATTTTAGTTTTTATAATACCGAATTTTGTCATAATATTTTTTTTTAATAAATATTACGAATTTAACAACTCGCTCAATTTATCGTCTATTTCATTTATTGATTTCTTTCCTTTTGATAAATCTAAAGTATCTAAACCACTTAATAAGTCATCTTCAAGTATCAAATTTAAATCGTCCATGTTTCTTGATTCAGGTGCCAACTCAGGTGCTGGTGCCGCCTCTTCACCTCCTCCACCTAAGTCAGGTGCTGGTGGTGTGCTCTCACCTCCACCCATATCACCAAGTCCTCCGCCAAGGTCTCCAAATCCTGTATCCGCAGGTTCGGTTACTTCACCTTCAGGTGTTGCACTTCCTCCTTCACCAGGTTTGTTACCATATAATTTATCAATATTTGAGAAAATACCTGTCTTAGTTATAACCTCAGCAGTCTTTTCAAGTTCAGATGCAACCGCCTTTTCAATACGTTGTTGCTGAATATCCAACTTAATTTCCTCATCTGAGAACCCAAGAATGTGTTTCTTAGCCCATGACGCTGAAACAGGTAATATACCATTTCCTGGGTCAGTAGTAGCATCACGATACAACTGAATTTTCTGTTGCCATTGTTCAACCTTAAGAAGGTCTGCTTGTGTTGATGGATTGGTAAGACCTAAAGTAAAATTGTTTAATTCATCCTCAAAACCTAAAAGATAAAGGTGAATAATAGCAATCTTATTTAATTCTTGAATCATAGATTTTTGAATTCTATTAATAGTTCTTGCAAATCTAATATCCTGTAATGATAGGTTTTTACCATCACCAACCACCTCTTCAAATCCCAAGAATGCCTTAGGAACACGAAGAGCTGTTAACAATTTCTTTTGAATGTATTCAATGTCCGCAATCTCTGAAAGGTTCTGTGCACCAGGTAATGTATCAATTGGGTTTGGAGCATTTGGGTCACGAACAGGAATAAAATAATCCTGGTCAACTGCCATCTGATTGTATCTCAAATCCACATTACCGTTTGATGGGTCCACAATTTGGTCTCTTTTAAATTTATTCGCGACTCGGTTTACATATGGTTCAACGTCTTTATCGTCCATGTTACCAACGAATATTTTAAATACCCTTCTTTCAGGTGCTCTTGATGTTCTGTATATTAACATCGCATCTTCGGCTAATAATAACTGTTTCCATATTCTTCTTGCTTTTTCTAACATAGAAGTACCATACGGAAGTTTTCGGTCGTCACCCAATAATCTAAAGTGGGCAATCTCCCAAGTGTTAAACTCCATATCATTATCTTTCCATAAGAATTTAAGTGAATCGTTATCTGTTTCTGTTGAATTTCTTTCGGGTTTAATCTTCATACCCCTTTCTTGACGGGTAATCTCGATGTTAGGTAATTGCTGAGCACCCATCACACCTTTTTCGGGGTCTAATTTTAAATACACAAAATTATCCCCATATTTACAAGTATTTCTTGTCCACATAGGAAGATTAGTAGAGATGTCAAGTCGATTGTTAAATAAGTCACCAAGAACTG